AATGTTTAGTCTTGAAGTATCGACCAAAGAAGTTTGATACATACGAAGATGAGATTCAGCATCTTATTTCTCACGAAATAAGAAATAAATTTATTACTAATCTTTCTTGTAGTATGAAAGGTAACACACTTGTATTATTCAGTCGTGTTGAATCTCATGGTGCAATTTTATATGAGATGATAAATAATAAGGTAAGTGAAGGAAGAAGAGTATTCTTTATTCACGGTGGTGTTGGTGCAGAAGATAGGGAACAGGTCAGATTAATTACTGAATCACAACAAGACGCTATCATTGTTGCATCATACGGAACATTTAGTACCGGCATTAATATTAAAAATCTACACAATGTAATATTTGCCTCTCCATCCAAATCTCGTATTCGGAACTTACAGAGTATTGGTAGAGTCCTACGTAAAGGCAAAGATAAAGTGAGTGCAAAACTTTATGATATTGCTGATGACTTTACAATTAGTTCAAGAAAAAACTATACACTGAATCATTTTATTGAGCGGATCAAGATTTATGTTTCTGAACAGTTCAATTACGATATTTTAACTATTGATATAAAAGACTAAACAAGGAGAGTATATGATTGAAGATGATTTTTTCGCCACTATAAAACTTAAGTGTGGTGATGAGATATTTGCTAAGGTAGCAGCATCTGATGAAGATGATAGAACGATGTTACTACTATCAAATCCTATTATGATAGAACCTGTGAAGAGTAGAGGTTCTATTACTGGATATAAATTTGAACCTTGGTTAAAAACTTCTCATGAAGATTTATTTGTAATCAATCTAGATGATGTTCTTACGATGTCTGAATCAGAGAATCTTGAGATGATTATGAACTATCAAGAGTACATAAGAAAGTCTACTAAAGGTAACTTTCAGAAGTTAGATAGAAAGATGGGATACATTTCTAGTGTCCATGATGCTAAAGAAGTTCTAGAGAAACTCTATAATCTCTAAGAACCTATAACTTATCTATCAAACGGGACAAGCCTAGTCTATGTGGCATTTGTATTCTTGTCAACACTTGTCGAACTGATAAGATCATGTTATAATAAGTACAACACATTATTCGGGTTAAAGACTTGAAACCATTATGCCAAAACCAAGAAGTACAGAACACTATGTAAATAACAAGGAATTTCTGAATGCTCTTGAGAATTACTTTGCACAGGTTGCAACAGCAAAACTTAATGACCAACCCAAACCAGTTATTCCTAGGTATATTGGTGAATGTTTCCTGAAGATTGCAAACCATCTATCATACAAACCTAACTTCGTGAACTATATGTTCAAGGATGATATGATTTGTGATGGTATTGAAAATTGTGTAAGATATATTCATAACTTTAATCCAGAGAAGTCAAAGAATCCCTTTGCATACTTCACTCAGATTATCTACTATGCATTCCTGAGACGTATCTCTCAAGAGAAGAAGCAACTAGAAATTAAAAATAAGATTCTTGAGAAGAGTGACTTCGATGAAGTCTTTGATTCCAATGAACTTGACAGTGGTAACTACTCTGACTATAACTCGATAAAAGACGCAGTTCATCAAAAATTAAGAGGTGGTTGATTATGAATGGAAGTCTTGACCCAGAAGAGCGTATTCTAGATGAACCAACTATCAATGAACTAGTTGCTGGTTATGTTGAAAAACTTGGTTGGTCTACGGATGATGAAATCACGGTAGAACTTGGTGGTACTCAGGTCTCAGGTATTGATGTCGGTGAAGAGTATAACAAGAAGTGGCAGTCACCTATTGGTACTCGTAAGTACAATAAAGACTGTTTCATCGTTATCAAAAACCAATCACGTAGAGACCTTACCAAATCACAACCTTTAGATAGAGAACACAAACCACGTCATCCATATACTCCTGTTGAACCAAAAGATATTGTTGTCAACATGGATGGTGGTGTTGGTGGGTCTTGGGAAGTTAAAGAAGAATGAAGATTGGTATCATAACTGACACACACTACGGTGCTCGTAAAAACTCTAAACTCTTTCATGATTACTTTGAAAAGTTTTATCGAGATGTCTTCTTTCCTACTCTGGAAAAGGAAGGTATCGACACTGTAGTGCATATGGGTGATGCATTTGATAGTCGTAAGGGTATCGAATTCAAAGCACTTAAGTGGTCCAAGAGAGTTGTGTTTGACCCTCTTAAGGAACGTGGTATCAAGATGCATCTTATGGTTGGTAATCATGATGCATACTACAAGAACACAAATGAAGTTAATGCAGTAGACCTTCTACTGAAAGAATATGATAATGTTGAGGTTTATTCTTCTCCTACAGAGGTGTCTTTGGGTAATCTCAAAACTCTCTTCATTCCTTGGATCAATGAAGATAACCAAAAAGAAACAAACAAGATCATCAGTAAGACCAAGTGTCCAGTCGCGATGGGACACCTTGAACTCAATGGGTTCAAAGTCAATAACCAAATCGTCATGGACCACGGTCACGACAGTAGATCCTTTGATAAGTTCAAAAAAGTATTCTCGGGACATTATCACACTAGATCCGACAATGGGACCGTTTATTATCTCGGTAATCCCTATGAAATGTTCTGGAGTGATGTCAAAGATGCCAGAGGTTTCACTATTTTTGATACAGAATCTCTAGAACATACTCCAATCAACAATCCTTATAGATTGTTCTATAACATCTATTACGAAGATACTGACCATCAAACATTCAATACTACAGAGTATGAGAATAAGATTGTCAAGGTCATCGTAAGAAAGAAAAGTGACATCAAGAAGTTTGAAAAGTTTATTGACAAACTTTATGCAACTGGTGTTGCAGACCTTAAGATTGTAGAGAACTTTCAACTCGTTGAGAGTGAAGAGTTTGAAGCAGAAGAGTCGGAAGATACCATGTCTATTTTAAGTCGGTATATTGACGAGTCTGAAACTGAGTTAAATAAACCACTAATTCAATCACTGATTAAAGAAATATATCAGGAAGCGTGTGAGGTTATTTGATGCATATTATCACAGTCGTAGGTAAAGAGAAGGAAGGAGCATATTCTGTTATCGATGAAGATGGAGAACAGGTTCTTTATATTTTCATGGAAGAGGATGACGCCACAAGATACTCTATGCAATTAGAAGAACTTGGTTATCCTGAGATGACTGTGTTAGAAGTAGATGATGAAGTGATGATAAAAACTTGTGAAATGCACGATCACCGTTATACTGTGATCACCCCCAATGACATTGTAATTCCACCTGACGAAGAATATGATAACCTTTAAGAAAATTTCCTGGGCCAATTTTTTGAGCACCGGTAATCAACCAACCGAAGTTATTCTTGACGGGACTGCAACTACCCTAATCATTGGTGCCAATGGTGCGGGTAAGTCAACTATTCTTGATGCATTGACATTCGTCCTGTATGGGAAGTCATTCCGTAAGATCAACAAGGCACAACTTATTAACTCTACAAATGAGAAGAGTTGTTTGGTTGATATCGAGTTTGATGTCAACAGTGTGGAGTGGAAGATTCAACGTGGTATCAAACCAAACATCTTTAAGATTACTCGTAATGGTGAAGATTTAGACCAATCACATTCTGCAATTGATCAACAGAAGTGGTTGGAACAAAATGTTCTCAAGATGAACTACAAGAGTTTCACACAGATTGTGATTCTGGGTTCTTCTACCTTTGTTCCCTTTATGCAACTACCCGCATCTAGTCGTAGAGAAGTTGTAGAAGATCTTTTGGACATTAAGATCTTTTCATCGATGAATGATCTAATCAAATCTAAGATTCGTATTATTCGTGAAGAGACAAAGACTCTACAGTTGAAGAAAGAGTCAATTCAAGATAAAGTTGACATGCAAAAAGACTTTATCGATAAACTTGAGAGTCAAAGTAAGGAAGACATTACTGCCAAGACTAATAGTATTGACTCTATCAATACTGAAATTGAAACTCTATTCCAAAAAAGTCTAGTCGAAGAAGATAAACTTACCGAACTTAATAAATCCTTAGAAAAATTTGAAGGAGTTCAACAAAGACTTCGTGAGTTTGGTAGTGTAAAAGGTAAACTGTCACAACGTATACAAACTATTGTTAAAGAACATAAATTTTTTACCGAGAATACGGTTTGTCCTACCTGTGACCAAGACATTGAGGAGTCTTTTCGTGTAAATAGAATTAGTGATTCCCAAAGTAAAGCAGAAGAGTTGCGTGAGGGGTATGAAAAACTCCAAGAGGCAATTAAAGACGAAGAGTTGAGGGAATCACAATTCAATCAACTTACCAAGGAAACAACAAAAGTACTTAATGGCATTTCTTCTTTCAATGTACAGATCTCTAGCTTACAGAAACAGGTTAGGGGACTGGAATCAGAAATTCAAACTGTTACCAGTCAGATCCAGAACAGAAATACTGAACATGAAAAGTTAGAAACCTTAAGAAGTACACTTGATCAAACATACGATGAACTTACTAAACGGAAAGAGAATATTTCCTACCATGATTTCGTATACAGTCTTCTTAAAGACGGTGGAGTCAAGGCAAAGATTATTAAGAAGTATCTTCCTCTCATCAACCAACTGGTAAATAACTACCTCCAGATGATGGACTTCTACATCAACTTCAAACTTGATGAGGAGTTTAACGAGACTATTGAATCTCCGATTCATGAGGATTTCTCCTACGCATCTTTTAGTGAAGGAGAGAAGATGAGAATCGACTTGTCTCTACTCTTTACCTGGAGAGAAATATCTAGAGTCAAAAACTCTGTCAATACTAACTTGATGATTCTGGACGAGGTTTGTGACAGCAGTCTGGATGGGAGTGGGTCAGATGACTTCATGAAAATCATTCGGTACAGACAACCAAATACAAATGTGTTTGTCATTTCTCATAAGGATGGCATCGAAGACAAGTTTGATCAAGTCCTCCGATTTGAGAAGTTTAAAGGTTTCTCTAGAAAAGTGTAGTTAGATTACAAATATACAAATGTTAGTAAACTAACACAAAGTAGACTATATAATACAGTGATACGGAGAATACCATGAAAAACATTTTATCACGGAATGAACTGGTATCATGGCAATGGGACGAAAAGTCAACTAACGAGGAGACAAGAGATCAGGTTACCGATTACTTTCAATGTATTTCTGACTGCGAAATTATAGATAGTACCGCAAGGAGGTTCTGCCGTCACATTCTTACCGAATAAAAACGATTAAGGAGTTTAAAATCAAGGTCCCCTTCACCTAATAAGTGGAGGGGATTGGTCTATGTGCCAATAATAGAACTGTACGACCCGTCCATTTTTTGGTCGGGTTTTGTTATATACTATGTCTATCGGAAACGAAATGACTATGGTCAACTACGAAATCAAATCACAACTTGCCAAACTTCTTGCAACTGAAGATCTTCTAGTTGAGAATCGTGATATTGAAACCGCACAGTTTGATGTTGAGAATAGAGTCCTAACTCTTCCTATGTGGAAGAGGGCTAGTGAGAGTGTCTATGATATGTTGGTGGGTCACGAAGTGGGTCATGCCCTTTATACACCTAATGAATGGGACTGGGAAGATCGAGTTCCACAACAGTTTGTGAACGTTACTGAAGATGCTCGTATCGAGAAATTGATGAAACGTCGATATCCTGGTCTGGCAAAAAGTTTCTATAAAGGTTATAAAGAACTCTCTGATCAAGATTTCTTTGAACTTGGAGACAAAGATCTGACCGAGATGAATCTTGCTGATCGTATCAATCTTTACTGTAAGATTGGTAACTTCATTAATGTACCTATTGATGATGGTGAAGAAAAAGATATTCTAGACATCGTAGGTAAAACAGAAACTTTTGATGAGGCAGTTCTTGCAGCAGAAGTTCTTTATAAGTATTGTATTGGTGAAATAAAAGAACAGGAGGCTGTTGCAAATATTCCCAATACTCAAAACAAAGAAGGTTCTGTTGATAATGAACCAGAGAAAGAAGAAACCTCTGGTGCTGAAATTCCAGAATCCACAGGTTCTACAGAAAGTTCTACAGAAGGTTCAAGTGTTGACCCCGTTGATAAAGAACCTCAAGTTGAAACCGACCAAGCATTTAATGAAGGAACTCAAGAACTCAATGGTCTAACTGGACAAAGTAGAAATCCTGAATACTATGAGGTTCCTGAAGTTGATGTAGAAAAAATTATCATCTCAAACACTATTTGTCATAATGAGATAACTGAACACTGGAAAAAACTTTCTACTGAAGAAACTTACTGGGACGAGTATTCAAAAATGTATCGTAAAATACCTCCAGTAAGTTTCAAGTATGTTGATAGTCAGTACAATAATTTCAAATCATCTACTCAAAAAGAAGTCAATTATCTTGTAAAAGAGTTTGAATGTAAGAAGTCTGCAGATGCATATTCACGTTCATTGACTGCAAAGACTGGTGTACTGGATTGTACTAAACTTCATACCTACAAATACAATGAAGATTTATTCAAGAAGATAAATGTACTACCTGATGGTAAGAACCATGGTCTTGTCTTTATTCTTGATTGGTCAGGTTCTATGGCCAATACAATGTTGTCTACATTGAAACAACTCTTTAATTTGATTTGGTTCTGTAAGAAGGTGAATATTCCATTCGACGTATATGCATTCACCAATAACTATATTAAAGACCGAGGTAACACGCATACACACAGAATTCCATGGGAAGAGATTAGTTATCAAGACGTAAAAGATAATCTGTTGGCAATTTCTCCTGACTTCAATCTTCTTCACTTCTTAACTAGTAACACAAGAAAGGCAGAACTTGATAAGCAGATGTTGTCTTTATATCGAATCGCACATTCATTTACTTTCAATGTAGGGTTTGAACCCCCACAGAACTTCTCCCTTTCAGGTACTCCATTGAATGAAGCACTTGTATGTCTTCATCAAATTATTCCTCAATTCAAAATGAAGAATAATGTACAAAAGGTCAACACGGTTATTCTGACTGACGGTGAAGCCAATCACTTACCGGTACTCAGAACTTGTGAATATTTGGGTGGTAAGATGTCTATTGCTCGAATGAGTCCTAGTGATTATATTCGTAACCGTAAGACTGGACATACTTATAGTGTTCCTGGTCAATACTATGAATTCACTGAACTACTATTGAAAAATCTAAAAGAAAGTTTCCCAGAGGTAAATCTTATTGGTATTCGTATCTCTTCTGGTTATGATTTCAAACCTTTCTTACGTCGATATATGGAAGTTAGTGATGAACTTATGAAAGTTATTCGTAAAGAAAAGTTCTATGAGATTAAGAACTCTGGCTATACTTCTTACTTTGGTATGTTGGATAGTGGTCTGATTAATGACACTGAGTTTGAAGTTGATGAAGGAGCATCTAAATCAAAAATCAAATCTGCATTCGCCAAAAATCTTAAGGCCAAGTCTCTAAATAGAAAAGTACTTAGTCAATTTGTTAACCTGATCTCCTGACCAGTTTGACAACTGTCCCAACCACCCACCACTACGGGTGGTTTTGGACTATATTAGCTTTGTTGACCACACCACATACATTATGGCACTAACCAAAGAATACGTCGTTACTTCTCTTCAATCACTGTATGGTGAAACTGTTACCTCTGGTGACCTTCGTGCCTGGTGTTCAATGAATGATTGCAACTACCAGACTGTAACTAAAAAACTTGATGAATATAAAGTTGGTCGTGGTAAGTGGAATCTTTCTGTTCAAGAACAACTAGAACAAACCTATCAAAGTCCACCTGCACTCCCTGCAGTAGAACAAAATCTCATCCCTGCAAAAGATGATACCTTTGTGAAGTTTGGTAATTTCACAGACATCAAGAAGATTATTCAGTCTCGTCTATTCTATCCATCATTCATCACGGGTCTTTCTGGTAATGGTAAAACCTTCTTGGTTGAACAGGCTTGTGCACAACTCAAGAGAGAACTAATCCGTGTCAACATTACTATCGAGACTGACGAAGACGATCTTATTGGTGGCTTTCGTCTTGTTAATGGTGAAACTGTTTGGCATAACGGTCCAGTCATCGAGGCTCTGGAACGTGGAGCAGTGTTGCTTCTAGACGAAGTTGACTTGGCATCTAATAAAATTCTGTGTCTTCAATCTATTCTTGAA